GATGTTTCTTGGACATCAGCTTCGTTTACAGCTAACGGTTGTTTAATATTTAATGATTCAGCATCAGGTGATCCAGCAGTTTGTGCAATCGCATTTGGTTCTGATAAAACTGTATCAAGTGGAACTTTTACAGTTCAATTTCCAACAGCAGACGCATCTAACGCAATTCTTCGGATAGCATAAGGAGGGACTCCTTATGTCAACTACCTGGGGACAATATTCTTGGGGTTCTAACTCTTGGCAATCATCCACAGTAACTGAAATACCAACAGGTTTATCAACAACCACATTATTAGGTAGTGTTGATGCATTTCCTGAACAAGGTTGGGGTGGTGATACTTGGGGATTTGAAGATTGGGGAGCAAACACCACAACTGTAACGTTAACTGGTCTTAGCACCACAAGTGCATTAGGTGATGTTGATGCTTTTCCTGCAACAGGGTGGGGTGGTATAACCTGGGGTAACAATAACTGGGGTGATTTACAAAACCTAACTCTTGCAGTAGATGGTTTTAGATTAACATCATCCGTAGGTGAATTAGAAGCTTACAATGAGATTGGTTGGGGCCATGATGCGTGGGGTGAAGAAGCATGGGGTAGAGCAAATGATGCTGCGGTATCATTAACAGGACTTAGCACAACTTCAACTGTTGGAAGTATTTCTCCAGCAGATGTTATGGGCTTAACTGGTTTAGAAATAACTTCTTCTGTAGGAACACCAGGTTTAGCATTTGGTGCAAGCACAGAACCAATAACAGGCGTTAGTACAACATCTTCAGTTGGTTCAATAAATATTGAAATAGGAGTTCCATTAACAGGCGTTAGTACAACATCGTCAACAGGAACTCTTAACCCAGCAGATGTTATGGGACTAACGGGGGTAGAAGCAACATCTAGTGTAGGTGAAGTACAAATTACTCAATCACCAATCGTACTTATAAGTGGAGTAGGAGCAACGTCTTCAGTTGGTTCTATTACTCTTGACGATATGCAAGTAGGTTTAACTGGATTAAGTACAACATCTTCAACAGGATCTATTAATCCAGCAGATGTTATGGGATTAACAGGAGTACAAGCAACAGCCAGTGTTAATGCTGAAGGATTAATTCTTAAATATTATGCAAGACGTACTCCTAAAACAAGTTCAGGATATACAAGAAGAACACCTAAAACTAGCACAGGATACACAACTAAAACACCTAAAACTAGCACAGGATATACAAGAAGAAATCCTGTATAATTATGTTTGACTTAAAGATAAATAAACAATATAAATACACAATAATTAGGAGACAAAATTTATGGCATCAAGTTATTCCTCAGATTTAAAAATAGAGCTAATGGCAACCGGCGAAAACGCTGGTACATGGGGCACAAAAACAAACAATAACTTAAATCTTGTTCAACAAGCTGTTGCAGGTTATCAAGCAATTGATGTAGCATCGGGCGATGTCACTCTTGCAATGTCTGATGGAACAATTTCAAATGCAAGAAACGCAACTCTAAAATTTACAGGAACATTAGCTGCAAATAGAACAGTAACAGTTCCTGACAGTATTGAAAAAGTTTATAATATTGTAGATGGAACTAATCACGCTAACTATACTCTTACAATTAAAACTGCTTCAGGAAGCGGTGTACTACTTTGTGAAGGAAATAATTACGTGGTATATTCTGATGGAACAAATGTTGTAAAACTTACAGAACAAAGACTTTGGAGAACTATAAGTGCAGCAGAAACAGTTCAAGCTGGTGCAAAATTATTTGTAGAAACAAATGGTGGAGCAGTTACAGTTACACTACCAGCATCTCCTGCAATTGGTGATGAGGTTACTTTTGTAGATTCAAGATATACATTTGATTCTAACGCATTGACTGTTGGTAGAAATAGTTCTAAAATAGCTAACGCATCATCGGACTTAGTAGTTAATACTGAGGGCGCAGCTTTTGGATTAGTTTATTCTGGTTCAAATGTAGGATGGACTTACACGGAGAAATAATATGTCAAATTACGAAGCAACAAAATACAATTTTTCAGGAGCAGATCTTACTGGTATCGAAGGCACAGCTACAGGTACAATTTTATCTTGGTCAGATTCTAGTATTCCAACTGGATTTTTAGAATGCACCGGTGCAGCAGTATCAAGATCAACTTACTCTGCATTGTTTGCAGTTATAGGTACAACTTACGGAGCTGGAGATGGTTCATCTACTTTTAATTTACCTAATCTTCAAGATAATGTCCCGGTTGGAAAATCAGGAACAAAAGCATTAGCTTCGACAGGTGGAGCAAATACTGTAACTCCATCAATTAACAATACATCTATTAGTGAAGGGCAACTTGCTTCACACACTCACACAATTCCAATGGCACCTCCTGGAGGTGACCCAGATCCAAGAATTCTGCCTACTTTTGGTGGTGGTAAAACAGGTAACGATGGTAACAGAACGGTATCATCTACAGGTAGTGGTACTGCTCATGGACACAATGCAAATGCAGTTTCAACTTTACAACCATATATAGCTTTAATATATATAATTAAGACATAGGAATATTTATGAAAAAAGGAAATTGGACAATTATATTTGAAGACAAAAAAGTTATTAAAAATAACGGTGCTGAATCGGGTACAGGTTATTATATTTTCGATGATTCTTTTTGGAATGATTCTAAATTTTCTAATATTTGGGCAATTCAATACACAGCTGACGATGACACAGATCAAGTAGAGTATAGAGATACAACTCCTAACTCAACATATGATTCATCTGTATTAGGTGATATCCAACAATTTATTGATAAATGGGATGAACAACATTTAATCATTCTTCAAGAAGAATGGGACAGTGACTCTAGAGATGAGTCTTTAAAAGGTCCAAGACCAACAAGTTACTCTTCTTAAATATAATATATAATATTTAAACTAAATCTTTGTTTATTTTTTTTAGGTGCAACACCTTTGTGTTCTATCAAACTTGGAAATAATATAGCTTCACTTTCATTACTTTTATAAAAAACATTTTTATTATTTATAATAAATTCAGTGCCTCCATCATTACTGTGAATATTATATAATATAGAAAAACAATTATGTTGGAGATTATCTTTGTGAAAAAAAGTTTGTGAGTTTTGATTATACCAATTCCAATATATTCTAGCTATATTTCCTTTTTTATTTGTTACAATGTTAAAAACTTTTTCTGCAAAGGTGTTTAAAACAGGGTGACGTTCAAAACCAAACAAGTCTTTTTTAAAACTAGTGTAGGCCATCCCTTGATCAAAATTATTTAAATTACCCCTACCTTTTTCAAAAGGAAATTGCCAATTAGCTACTCGATATAATTCTTGAATAATACTAACATTTGTTAAATTAGGTGTGTGGGTATTAATTGTTTGAATCATTGCTTTCTATATATTATAGATGTATATTATATTTTATAAAAATGAAAGAAAAAATTATTAACTATCAGTTTTACCATTGGGGTCCTTTTTTATACCGTACACAGGTAGACAAAGAATCTTTAGAAAAAATAAAAAAACTTTGTAACAAAAAGAAAAAAAATGATTACAGAAAAAATTTAGCAGGTTTATTAAAGCAAGAATATGGACTAGATAAAAATAAAATTTTTATTATTTTATCTGCTTATTTTGAAAGTTATTTAAAAGCAAGTGTTGAACATTATAAATGTAGTTACACCGGTAAGCAAATTGTTATGGAAAGTGCTTGGGTAAACTACATGATTAAAAATGAAATAAATCCTTTGCACACCCACAGTAAAGATTTATCTTTTGTGTTATTTATTAAAGTTCCAAAAAATTTAAAAAAAGAAGTAGAAGAAACTGTTAGTAGTGATAGTAAACCTGGAAGTGTAAATTTTGTTAATGATTTAAAAGACAATAAATTTTATATAAGTGCAAATAACTTTATACCTGAAGTAGGAGACATGTTTATATTTCCTGCTTCTCTACATCACTATGTTAACAGTTTTAAATCAAACGGAGAAAGAATATCTATTTCAGGTAATTTAGAAATTACAAAATAATAAATGAAAGACTACATATTAGTAAAAGACAATTTACTGTCTGCAGATGAGTGTCATAGATTAATTAATACATATTCAATTAATTTAGAAAAAGGCAAAAAATGGCAGTCATATAATTATTATGATATACAAGATAATAACTTTCAATTATTAAGTAAAAAAATAAATGTTATATTACACAATGAATATATAACAAATTATCCCGAAATAGATTTAACTTCTTCACCATGGTCTTTAACAAGTTTAAGAATAAAACATTTTCCGCCAGGTAAGTCTTTTGCAAATTGGCACAGTGAACATAGTTTTAATTATGCAAACAGGGTGTTATCGGTTCAAATATATTTAAGTAATCATAATTGTGGAACTTTATTCTATAATGGTAAAAAAATAATAAGTAAAACAGGAAGAGTGGCTATATTTCCAGCATACTTTACTCACACACATAAGGGAGAAGTTTGTCCAGAAAACAAGGATAGATATTTACTTACAGGTTATGTTAGTTTTATATCACAAGGATTAAAAGAAGGATAATTAAATGAAAGTATTAGGAGTAAATATTTCACATAATTGTTCTTTTGCTTATTTTGAAAATAAAATATTAAAACAATATTATGAAGAAGATAGATTTAATAAAATAAAAAATTTTAGACCTTTTCATCCTTTTGTTAATAGTAATTATCAATATAAAGCGTTAGAAAAATTTAAAGATATAACTTTTAATGGAGTTTCGATATCTTCTTGTGGTGTTGAAAATGCGTGTTATGAAAAATTAATTATAGATAACATTTTAAAACAAATAAAATGTAATGATGTAAAATTTTATAATTGGGATCATCATATTCATCATGCTACATGTGGTTTCTATTTTAGTAATTTTAATGAAGCTTTGGGAATTATATGTGATGGAGGAGGAGAATCATTACCAGAGCCCAGATCTATTTTTAGATCAGTAGAATCTATTTATTATATTAACAATAAAGAAGTTAAAAAATTATATCAACACTATACAAATTGGGCAACAGACTATTTTAAAATTTATTATAAAACTCCAATAGAAGAATTACACAATAACTTATGTTTAACTAATAAATTAGCTGGAGGATTAAAATATTTAAACTATACAAAATTAGCTGGTTTTAAATCTCATCAAGAGGGTCAATTAATGGGAATAGCTGCATACAAAAATAAAAATACAGATTTAAGTAAAAATGTTTTAGAAATAGCTAACAAAGCACAGGAAGAAACTTTAGAAGAAAGAATTGCACTAATAGAAAAAGCTATAACCTATAGTGATTGCAAAAATATAATATTATCTGGAGGATATCACTTAAATTGTTCTAATAATTTTAAACTTGTAAAACACTTTCCAAAACTAAATTTTTTTATAGATCCAATACCTTATGACGGAGGAACAGCAGTAGGAGCTGCATATTATTATGAAAATTTTGAAAACTAAAGAAGAGGCAGTAGAAAAATTATTAGAGCAAGAATTAGTTGTTATATTTCAAGGTCACTCTGAATGGGGTGCGAGGGCTTTGGGTAATCGTTCTATGTTATTTGATCCAAGAAATAAAAATGCAAAAGAAATAGTGAATAAACAAAAAGGACGGCAATGGTGGAGACCGACTGCAGCTACTATATTATATGAACATAGACATGACTATTTAGATATGCATACTCTTGATGAATCACCTTATATGACGTTTGCAATAGATGCTAAACAAAAAGCAATAGATGAAATTCCTTCATGTGTTCATGCTGATAATACTTGTAGATTTCAAACTTTAAAAAGAAAACAAAACCCAAATTACTACGATTTAATAAAACTATTTTATGATAAAACAAAAGTGCCTTTGTTGTTAAATACTTCTTTTAATTTAAACGGGTATCCTATTGTTGAAACATATGAAGACGCTGTTTTTACTTGCAAAGAATCAAAAATAAAATATTTATATACACCGAAAGATGCTACTAAATAAAAATCAAATACAATCTATAAGAGAAAGCAAAGTTACATTTGTAAAAAATTTTGTGTCTTTGGATAGACCTTATGACTTTAATTTAATTAGTGATTTTATTGAAGAAAATAATTTAGAAGTTAAACAAAAATCTAAATTTGATGTTTTAAAAAACATATATCAAATTTGGGGTGTGACTAATATATTAAAAGAATTTAAAATAATTTTTGATTTTTTAAATAAAACCTTTAAGTATAAAGCAGATGAAAGAAATGCAGTTGATATGTTTTTTAGTTTTATTTCTCAAAACGGAGTGCCTCATGTTGACGAGGAGGATGTGTTTATTATAGGGTTAAATGGTAACATGATTTATAAAGTTTTTGATAATAAAATAATAGACTATAAAATATCTAAAGGAGATTTAATTTATATTCCTAGAGGTATTAAACATAAAGTTATAGGCATAAGTCCAAGAATAAGTATTTCTGTAGGATTTTTTAGTGAAAAAATATGAATAAAAGAAAAAGTAAAATAGAAAATTTTATTGGAGTATATGATGGATACATTCCACATTCTCAATGTGATGACGCTATAGATTTATTTAAAAGACAAGAAAAATTAAAAAAAACTTACGATAGAATTTTAGTAGAGAATACCACTAAAGATAAAAAAAACGACAAGGCTATAGATATTCAATCTTGTGTTGAATGGCCAACGCGTTTTAGACCGCTTATGTTA